CATTGCAAAGCGAGAATAATTCGTCCTTCGCCCTTATGGAAGTCACCAAGGAGAGCATTAACACCCCAGCCCGCACTGGACTTGTTCATCGTGTTGAAAAACACATCGACAGAAGGTTGGGCGCAGCCAACAGAATGGTTTACGCAGCCAGCAGGCTTGATCGTTCTTCCGCTGGTATAAGCTCCGTTATCCGTCGCAGGGCGGATCTCCAGATGGCTTTCAACGTACTGGATACATTCTTGAACTGTCATCACTTCAAACCACCTCCACGTATTCTCTGCCCCAGTAAGGCTCGCCGCCGTCCTCTGATGTCTTCAGCACAGCATACCAAGCCTTGCCGCCGTCTTTACGGGAACGCGGATCGAGTGTCTTAGAACAGAACCCGAAGCCACCCTCATCCTCTGCCCCGTCACCCCGACACATTTCACGATTACATTCCGTGTTTTTTCTGGGATCGCACTCATAGAACAGGACTTTCTCTCCTGTTGAGCCATCCACCAGGTACCCACCACGGGATACAATGTTGTTGATATCGACCATTGAAATTCACCTCTTTATTTCCGAACGGTCAGATATTTTCGTTACTAACCGTAGATACTTTTCATGCCGGCGACCCCATGATTTGAGCAAGACGGTAGAGCACCGTCACGAACTGTTCACGGGTAACAAGGTCTTGCCACATATAGTTGGGTTCACCATTGATGACAGTCCCGTTGCCGGTAATCAAACCCATATCCAACGCCCACTGCCGCGCCTCAGCGCTCCACTGGCCGCAGTCGTTGTCCTGCAGTTCAGCTCTCATTTCCTGAAAGAGTTTTCTGAACTGTTCCAAATCAGAGTCGGACGCAGGAGCAGTCTGTGAGGCAAACTGGTCATAGTACCGCTGCCCATACTCAGCACGCTTCTTCTGAACATCCTTACTCTGGTTTGCCGACTTCTCAAAGTTCAGCAGCACGGCATTGGAAGCCTCCAATACAGAGGTTGCCGCCCGCAGCACCGCCAGCACGCCGGGGTAGCTCTCGAACAGCTCTTTCCAAAGAAAATCCAGCTGCATAATGAGATCTCCGATAGATTTTCCAGACGCCTTAGCAAAATCCAGCAGGGCTTGCTTCCGAGTCCAAAACGTCCACTGAGCAAGGCCAAAACCAGCCTTGTCCTGCACGAAATTTGTGTAGGTACCGTTATCCACAGCAGCTACATAAGCATTGTCATTCATGCCAAGGACGTTTTCATAACTGTTCTGCAAATTCCGAGGATTAAGGCCACTTTCGGCAAACAAGTTGCCCATCAACCCAGCGATCCCATACTCATTCAATCCTTTCTTTTGAAGGTAGTCATGAATTGTCAGTTCGTTCATCTCGCACCTCCTTACAGATCAGAAAGCGCGGCTTGCTTCTGCCCGACGATTTCACCGTTCATGCAATACTTGCCGATTTCGTCCTCATCGTCGATATCCTTGTAGATATCCACCATTTCCAAGCTCTCCCATCCAATGATAGTCTTGATCACAGAATCGGGTAGGTTTGCCTTGGCAAGTGAAGTCGTAAAGAAGTGCCGGAGACTATGCCAATACACAGAGATACCCAGAATATTGGAGAAGGTCTCCGCCCAGCTGTTCAGTGTAGAGATAGGCACCGTCTTCGTAGGATCGTCCCTGTCAGGGAACAGCCACTCACTTTCGATACCCAGCTCTGCCCGCTTCGCCATCCACGCATCGAAGTAGTGCTTGAAAGGCTTTGCCAGCACATAGCAGGTAAGCATTTTTCCGTTGACACCCTTGCCCTTCGTTCTGACTTTTTCAGGCGTTTTGTAAAACGTACCATAGATGATGTTCTCGTCGTCGAAGTACGACACTTTGAACCGCGTCAGCTCAGACTTGCGCCGTCCAGAATACCGCGCCAAAGCGAAGCAGCAGGCTTTCTCGTACTGCCCGCGCTCCATCAGATAGTCCAAGAGTTGATCGGCCTGTTCGTCGGTCAGCACCGTCTTCTCTCTGGTCGGCTCATTTACCGGGTTCTCGATCTTGCGGACGATTGACCGGAAGTTGGGAAGCTCGTCATCCAAGATTGCTTCGATGTAGTTGCTCAAAGATGACAACGTACTCTTCAGCCGGCGCACACGGGCGGGAGAGTTCTCGTTGTTCCGCAACAGCCAGTTTTGGTACGAGATGATGTCACGCTTGCTAATCTCCGGGAAATACTTGTTGTCCGCATTTTGGAGTACCCACACGAAGAAAATATACAAATCGCTCGTATATGCCTTAACGGTGGAATCCGCCTTGCCGATACTCCGTAGGTATTCCAGAAAATCGTTCATCAGCCGAATGTTCTTCGGGTTGATCTGGGCGATCAATTCCGGGCTGGTGATCTTGTTTTGTCTCGTCTTCCGTCCCATAACTCTCACCTCCTTTTTCGTATGAAGAAAGAGCCGTACCTAAAAAAGGTGCGGCTCTTAAAAATGGTTAGCAAATAGCTGTTTTATTCTGTTATGTGTAGCGGGGCTTCTCTCCACCCTCTACCGCATACCTCATCCAGTCCAGTATGACAATACCCACAACGGATAGGACGAGCCACAGCAAAGTAAACTGCGGGCAGATTTGTCCCAGGATGTTCCCGGCCAAGTGCGAGTAATCCCACACTCCCAAACCAAGCCACACATTCAAAACAAGTCCGGTAACGAACTCTAACGCTGTAATCGCGGCAGCACAGATACACGCCTGCCCTACCAGCGGCATTCCCCAGGGAAGCTCTGCTCCGAAGCGTTCCAGGGGGACGGCCAGAATAATCGCCAACGCAAACATCGTCCAGCTGATCGTTTCTGGCCTACCCTGAGAAGTCTTCCAGATGACCTCGCCGAAGAAATACACACCGCCAGTCCAAAACCAGAGCAGAACAGAAAGCACCCACTTCCCAATTCGTTTTCGCTCCATGCTTATCTTACTCCCATTCTCCGGCAATTTCTTTCAGCCGGTTTTGTTCCCGCAGCGCCTCTTCCTCTTTGACCTCAGCGCCAAACTGTGCCAACATAAAGGCTTGTGCCTTAATGATCTCAGCCTGACGAATGCAGATGTCGGTTAGTTCCGCAATCAGCTCAACGCTGCTCATGCGGCACCGCCCAGCTTTTGCATGATAGCTTTCATCTGAGCCTGGGCTACTGCCATCTTCTCAGACAAAGCCGCAGCATAGGGTTCAGGCAGATCCATACCATACTGCACAGCAGCGATCTCCTCAGCGTCAGTCATGGCATTGACATAGCTCTTGAGAGCATTGTGATATGCCGTCTGACCAGTAATCAGCGTCTGAGCCGCAACGTAAATCTGAGCAATCTCGGTAGCAGAATACACCGTGCAGGTTCCATCATCGGCCTGATATGGGAACTCAGTACCCCCAAGCTCAACCACGCGGAACAGATTGTTGATATTACTCTGATCCTCCAGTTTCAGATTGAAGTGGTCACGGCGATCCCCGATAGGTACGTCTACGCCGGCTACGATGACCGCGTTGCAAGCCTTGGAAATTTCCAAGAGTTTCGCTGCACGTACAGTTTCCAAGGCATTGTCACTGCCAAGGATTTCCACTGCATCTTCGGTCGCGATCCAACCATTCGCAACGGCCTTCAGAAGGCCGTTCGCTGAAATGGAGGGTTCGATTCCGCGCAGGCCATTTTCATACATTTCTCTCAGTTTATCCTTCATCTCTCAGCCCTCCAAAATTGTCCGAATCAGACCTTCGATGGTAGTCTGATGGCTTTTGAGTTCTTGCCCACCGTCGATCTCTGAGACAACGACAGTATCGGCACCCTCAATATCTTCATGCCCAACCAGGTTATAGGCCACGCTCTTGAATGCCACACCGATAGCATCTTTACGAGTTGCTGTAGTAAAACATCCGCCATCACCATAACGAATGTAGTTGACAGAATCGGTAATACCCAATTCCGTCCCGTCAATTTTGATAATCCGATACATTACTTGACCTCCTTTGCACCAATCAACTTGGCGATATGTTTCAGATCTTCGATTTCAGCATTATAGAAATCGTGGTTCCAAAGCCAGAAATCATCACGATCACTGCACTTGTACTGCTGGCAGCGAGGATCATCCCAAATCTTATCCCATCTGTCCTGATGTGCCTTATCATGCTTTGCAAGTGTAGACTTGATGGTTTGAATGAGTTTTCCACGCAGAAGCCCTTGTCCATCGTCGTTTTGCGCAAAGAACTCATATGCGCAATCACTGAACACGGCACATACCGGTTTCCCGTTGTGCAGCAAAACATTTCCACCCACTTCCAGCTTCGTGCCGTATGGGATATTTACTTCGCCGCTAATAGTCTTGAACTTTGCTCTTTTTACTGTGATATAGCTATTGTGGTTCACCGTGATATACCTCCAAATAAGAAAACACCCGAAGACTTGCTTCGAGTGTAATCTGTTAGTTATTTTTTACGCGGACTTCTTTAGTTGTTCTTGCTCTCTATACCGATTAAACATGGCATAGTGCAGCCGCCTCAACCGTAACAACCTGCCGTGATCGTCAAAATGCCTGTAGTACGCAGTCTGGCATTCCATATATTGATCTATCTCGAAAAGTGTTTTCCTGCCAGCAAGATATTCCCTATGGAACATTTTCAACTTACGCCTTGCACGCTTCACACCATCACGGCTACCATTGATCTTGATTGCTCCGGTTTCCGTCAATGTGAAACGAGCCTTACAAAACCTAAACGGCTTTGTAAGCGGAATGATTTTGCACTTTTTCTTATTCACCCTAATACCGAAAGACTCAAACTTTTTAACAATATCTCTTGCTATCTGTTTCAGTTCTTCAATATCATGGTAAATAACATAGTAGTCATCCATGTAGTGACCGGCACAGTGAAGACCAAGCTGGCATTTGATATAGTTGTCAATCGCACTTGGAAGAGACACCATCTCCTGCTGGCTCGGCTCCACGCCCAAAGGCATACCTCTACCAGGTGCATTGCCATAAGGCGCATAGTCAATAATCGCGTCTGCTACTGCCCGAATCTGCGGGTCAAACATTACTTGCTGATGCCGACGATAGATGATATCTCTGTTAGCATTCGGAAAGAAGCTCTTCAAGTCAAGAAGGAATATGCCCCCTTCTCTTCCATAGCGTCGGTAATGCCATGCAAGCTGTTGTGTTACCCTACGGAAATGCCAATGTAGTCCCTTACCTCTCTGACTGGCTCCGTTGTCGCAAATCATACCCGGATGATAAAGGGGAATGAGGACTTCATTTGTAAAAACCTTATGAATCTGCCGATCGTCGATGTGCGGGGCATCAATCGGTCGCACTTTTCCACGCTCAGAAATGGTGAAATGTGCGCACTTCTTTTGCTTCCACTTACCGTCCAAAACTTCACGCCGTCTCTTGGCTGTTCCAGAAAATAAGTGAAGCTCAAAGTTTTGCGTACTCTGTTTCCAACGGACACCCGTACAACATTTTCTCCCATAGAAGAACATATCGTGGTAATTGAAAACATCTTGAAGTGTACCGACTTCTTTGCTTCGTTTCAGTCTGTTTGCTTGTCGCTTTGATTTCCTGCGATGATATCTTGCCTCTCGGCGTTCTTCGCTTGTCATAAAAAGTATTCGCCCTCCGCATAGTTGTCTTGTAGGTGCGCATCTAAACTACTTTGACCCGACACATGAAACGAGGATAGCGCAAGTACCCCGCCATGCAAGCAGCGTCCGTGTAAGGTCGTCAAAGGGCAGTTTTAGGGATTTTCACCCAGGGAAGTATCTCTCCTTTTGCGAGGGTCGTCTTTCACCTATCGGTTACTCCATGTGACCCCGCATCGCAAAATCCGGGCGCGAGCGCAGCCGCATTCCTTGCATTGTTATTGTTGGCGCTGCCATCAGTGTTCACATTGCAGAAATTGTTATTGTTGTTGTAATAAGCAGAGCGGAGCCACCACCACGCCGCCAAAGGCGGCGAAAACACCAAGGACACGTTTTCAGAAATACACCCAATAAAGATTTAGCTCTTTTTGATTTGCCCTAACGATTTCAGAGTCCCTTTGATCAACTCATCTTCGTTGTCAATCATTTCCCCAAGACTTGCAGCCATTCTGTCTAACTTTTCCGTTGCCTCCTTCGGAGATACTGAATTTCCCTTAGAAGTTGTAAAACCTCCCTCGGGGTTCTGCATTATCACGAGATAGCAATGCGTAAGTCTGACATCCAGTGCTTTCAAAGAAGCACGTGCCTCTAACAAATGCGCCTTTCGCAATTCAATTCGTTGCGCGTCTGATGGGAAAATACTATTTGCTTTCTCAGCATGGTCTACGACCTCGCCAGCTAATTTGGCTACAGGCTCCGCCAAAAGTCTGGAATACCGTGCAGACATCCTTGTGAGAAAATTCAGCGTTTCTACATAGATCTGGTTAGCAGTATTGACATACTCAGCCTTACTCGTAGTCCGCCTTGCTTTCAATACAGACATTCTTTTACCTCTCTGGTGAATGGTCTTTTGCCCTATTCATCTGACTTAGTTTGATTAGCAGTAATCGCTCCCTCCGCTTTTTCGACTTCTTCCAGATGTTTCAAAAGCACAAACTCTATGTAGTTTGTCATGGAGCGATGCTGTTTTGTCGCCAGCGCACCAATCTTATCAAACACCTCATCAGATAGACGCAGCGTGAAAACACGTTTGTTTGATGCCATACTCAACCTCCCACTTACCTGCACATAAATATTTTAGTGCTATTTTCAGCTTTTGTATGCAGTATTTAGACTGTTAAGTGATAGCATTTTATAGGGCATTTTTCTAAAAATCGCGTCGGCGGCGCAAAGCGCCGCCTCAGCTTTTGTTTTTTTGTCTCCGTATCTGTTACCTTATCTGTCC